TAATAGAAAATCCAGTGTTTATTAATTACAGACAATACGTTGCCGTTATCTTCATGATTAATAAACACTGGATTTTCTATTACAACTACAGAACCATTTTCATTAAATTTTCTTAATGGTGGTGTACTGACCAGGCTCATGGCGGCCTGTGAACCATAAGAATTAGTTGTAAACTTATATCTATAAGGTATAATTCCACCGAAATATTCAGATTCTAAATCAATACCTGCCATTAATGCATCAGCCGTATATATTCTCGATACGCCATTTTTACCAATGTCAAAAATACCAATAGATGTTGCATTGTAAGGACTACTTATAACAAGCATTTTACTACTTACAATAATGTCGATACCTTGTTGTAGACCATAAGCATTAAATGTGTTTGGTAATATGTTGGCACTTACAGGTCTAAAAACTTGCCAGTAAGTAAATCCAAATACTGCGTTCATCTCGTTTGATGTTGATGTAACATAAGTGCCGGTTGATCCAGTTGTGCCAGTTATTTGTGATGAAATTGTTGTCGATGGAGAAACACTATTTGGATCATAAGAATTTGCGCCACTATTTCCTAATGCATATTCGCCAGCTTTTGGAAACATCAAACCCATGGCGCCACTGAAGTTGCCGCCTGCGGTTCCAGTAGAATAATATCTATCATAATTTGGACCGATTATATCACCAGCAGCCAGTGTATATCCAAGCTTTAAATTGCCAACAGCATTAACTGTCATTGTTGTACCAGAAAATTTTGCTTGTATGTATCCAATAGATTCATACTTTACTACTTCTCTGGAATTAATTAGAGTATCGGTACCAGATGTGTATGAGTTTGCAAGTGTTATGCTTGTTAATTTTGTTGCATCATAAGATAATCTAATGTAATCTGTTTGGTCACCATAGTCATTGTGTATTTTACTGTAAGTGTCTGAACCTGCAGCTGTGCCTACTTGAGCATATTTTCCTGTTGGATATGTTCCATAGAATATGGTGTTTGCTGTATCACATCCTGAACCTAAATCTCCTGTCGAACTAGCCAAACCTCTGATAATTTTATCTACGTCAGTTCTCATAGTGGTGACGTTAGCCGTACTGTTCATTCTATATCTAACTAACATTACTGGTCTCCTTGTGATACTGATTCGACTTCTGTATTGGCATCAGGTTCGGGATCGGGAATTATTGGTTCTTGATAACTTAAATCTGCGACCTGAATAAATTTTACAGACTCTAAATTTTCAAAACTATGAAAGTAATATTTGCCGCCAGGCACTTGAGTAACGGCAGTTTGTATTTGTCCGTCACCGTGTTCGGCCACAAATTGTTCGGTAATATATACTAAAGGTGGTTCACCATCAGGAATATTACCTGTAAATTCATAGACATAGCCCGAATAAATTGAAAAAATTTGTTTGAAATAGTAATTTGTCATAGTCTTATATTTAGGTGTTTGTGTATTTAATTCTAACAAATAAGTCTGTTGCGGATGCACCGTTCACATCTAAAGTTAGATAGTCGGTAGTCGCCAAACTTACACTTATATTTGCCGGAGTCATAACAGTTTGATTCTGAGTAATGGTAAATGTATTACCTATACTAGTTCCATTTTTCTTAATGATGTAAGTAAAGTTAGCACCAGTGGCCGCAGTCGATAGGTTTGCATAAACTGTACTTAGTGTCATTGCTCTAGGTGGATAAAACCTACTGGTGCCTGTATATGGTACAGTTATTGCACCAGTCATCGTTAGACTGACATATGTATCTACGGATGAACCACCGCCACCAGTATTTGCCTGTGCATAGGCCGCATTAGCACGAGCAAAGGCTGCATTGGCAAATGTTGCACCCGAATTGGCAGTCACAAATGAACCATTAGCAAATGAGGCTGCTGAATTTGCGGTTACAAATGAACCATTAGCAAAAGAACCCGATGAGTTGGCTGTGTTGTATGCATTGTTGGCTTGGTTTCTCACCCATGTATCTGTGGAACCTGTATTTGCCTGAGCATAGGCAGCATTAGCCCTATCAAAAGCACCATTAGCAAAACTGGCCGCAGCATTTGCAGTTACAAAAGCACCGTTAGCAAATGAACCTGCATTGTTTGCTTGTAAGAAAGCACCATTTGCAAAAGAAGAACCTGTGTTTGCAACTCCATAACTGGAATTAGCCCTATCGAAAGCACCGTTAGCAAACGATGCAGCTGCATTGGCTGTTATGAAAGAACTGTTCGCAAATGAGGCACTAGAATTAACAGAAGCAAAGGCCCCATTAGCAAATGAGGCTGCATTGTTTGATTGTTCGTAACTTGAATTTGCTCTTAAGAAAGCACCGTTAGCAAATGTTGCACCGGAGTTTGCGGTTGTAAATGATGCATTAGCAAATGTTGCACCGGAGTTGGCTGCATTAAATGCGTTGTTGGCCTGATTTCTAACCCAGCTGTCGGTTGCATTATTGGCTGTATTGAATGCCGCATTAGCTCTATCAAAGGAACCATTTGCAAATGCAGCTGCCGTGTTTGCCTGTAGAAAAGCCGCATTAGCCTGTACAAATGCATCACTTGCAGTTGTATCATCTATAATGAACGGTTTAATTTTTAGTAGTGACATTTTTTATTTAATTGATATCTCTTAAATGTTTTCAATCTTTTTTACTTTTTCCCAATAATCTTCTGGACATGCTTGTGCTGAATTCGGATCATGTTGTTCTCCGTAAATGTCACCAATAACTTCTCCGTCAATGTTTCTTAAAGCAAATACACAATAATAAATTGTGTCATCTTCTAAAGCAACAATTTTATGTTCTTGTTCTTTTTTAATAACAATAAAAGTTGGTGCGGTAAATTGTTTTGGTTCTTTACCTTCAACAGTAACTTCTACTTTACCTTTTGTTAGTAATGTTACATGGTCAAAAAAATGTTTGTGGCCAGGAACTTTATCTTCTTTTCTTTCCAGAACATGTTGTCTAACCCAAATATTTCCAAAATAACCAAGTTCATGTGATGACATAATAATATAAACCTTTTAAACAGTTACTACAGGTGTTGATTCTCCGTCAGATATATCTTTCCATGAAAGTGTTTCTTCATCCCACTTATACACTTTACCATCTGTAGGCATATCGACTGGTGCAGTCCACAAACAAGTGTCTTCTACTAATGTCCAACTATTGTATGGTTTAGGTGGTATAAATGCATCACGCACTGAATCATAAGTATATCCTGTACCAGCATAATTCTTTCTCAATGGTGTTCCACCTAATGTGTGTACACCGCCATGTGTGTTGTAACTTGTTTGTACGAAAGAACTTGGTTCTCCAAATAAACCTGTATTAATTACATCTTGTTCTATTACTAGAACTTGTGTTACGATGTTGTTACTATCAATTTGTGCAAAGTGTGCCATTTTTACCTCTTAAGAAATTCTATATTTAACAATTACAATACCTGAACCACCGTTTTTGCCGCCGCTGCCGTTCCAACCTCCGCCGCCGCCGCCGCCCATGTTAGCTACACCAGTTTCATCTGCTCTACCGGCGCCTTGGCCACCAGTTGCTCTATATCTTTCCATGGTTGCACCATATCCATCATTAATTCCAATACCACCACCGCCGCCAACAAATGTAACTGTGTTTCCTTTTATCATAAAATATTGTGCATTGCCACCTTGGCCACCTATATCGGAATTGTATGTACTTCCTCTGCCAGCTGCTCCTGAACCGCCGTGTGAATATCCATTGCTGCCTGTTGTGCCGGTTTGAAAACCGTTGCCGCTTACCGAATAAATCCTATAGGTTTGTCCGCTTTGTGGATTTGATCCACCAGTCGATGTTACACTTATACCTGTTCCGATAAAAGAAGATGATGCCGCAGTGCCAATGGTACCAGCTGCTTGACCAGCACCAATTGTTACTGTGTATGTTGCTGCTTCTAAAGTTGCTAGTGCTGAACCCGCAATAGCTACATCTCTAGTAAAAAGATTTGCATTTTCTGCGCCATAATATTTTACTTGGCCACCAGCACCACCGGTTGTACTCGTATGGCCACCACTACCAGCACCCACAACTAATAATTCAATACTATTATTGGATGCACCTAAAGAACTTACTACAAATGAACCACTTGATGTGAATGTATGTACTTTGTAAGTTGCATTATTTGCATCGGTAAATGTGGTAACTGTACCACCCGTGGCCGTAGGTCCAACTGTGACAGCACCGCCACCACCTCCAGCTGAAGCAACTGGTTGCACATAAGATATAGACCTATTAAAACTTAATCCACTTAAGGAAGATTTTTTAATTGCCATTAATAATTCTCCGAACCAAACGCACTGAAGGTAACGTTGCCTGTGTTAGCATAAACAGTAAGAACATCAGTTGCTGCTAGTGTTAAACCTAATGTCAAAGCAACAGTATCACTTGCACCTAAAACTGTGTCGTATGAAATGTATTGTGAATTGGCCAATGATGCACCAGCTGGTCTGCAAGCAATTCTAAAACTTGTTGTGTTTGCTGACAAGTTTGCAATTGAAATCGTAGAAATTACTGTACTGTTTGATGCAGGTACTGTGTAAAGAGTTGTTGCAGTATTTGGTGATGGATTAGATTGACCTAAAATTTTTAAGACCGATGGCATTTGTTAAGCTCCCATTAATAAAAACGTGTTTGTATATGTCAATGCAACGTTTGCAGATGTGAATGCTGCATTAGCTGTTGCATATGAATTGTTGGCTGTATTTGCGGATGACCTTGCAAATGCTTCGGTGACTGATGGTATACCACCTACAGTTGTACCATCATGCACGACTACCACACCTTTAGTTGTATCAACAGTAACTTCTCCGGTTGCTCCGGTAAAGATTATGGTTTGTGCAGTAGTTCCTCGCCTGAATTGTAGTTGTGTAGCCATTTATATTCCTTAATATATGTATTTATGTTAGATAACCAGCATCAAGTGGGATTAAACTATCTGGATAAAAAACTGATATTGTTGTTTTATTATCCCAAATTCTACCATACTGTTCTAAACCTAGTCCACCAAAAATTTCTTCTGCTACTGAACCCATATCACCTAAAGGAAATTTAACCTGAGTAAATGTATCAGAACTCGCATAACCCAAATCAACTAATGTCTGGTCTTCTATGTTATATGTTCTAATTTTAGTTGCCATTTTTTAAACCTTTTGTATTTATTACTTGGTTGGTAATGCTGATGGTGGTGTAAAGTTTGCTGTATATCGTGCGTATCCTTTTGTGAATCTTAAATCGTCTATATAAGCATTAATATATCTACCACCTTCACCTGAATAAAAATTAGCACCAATATATAATCCATCCATACTTGCCGCAGTGCCGCCGTCTAATGCCGCACTTGACGTAGCAGTTGCTTGTATAGTACCATTTACAAACATTCTCCATGTACTACCGGAACGTGTTATGGCTAAATGAACCCATGCACCATTTGTTACATTAGATGTGCTAGCCATTAATGGCTGAGTTGCAATATTGTTTACCCAAAAACTATACTTACCTGCAGCACTGGAATGCGGTGCGTGAAATGCCCACTTATTAGCTGCCCATGTTGTATTATAATTACCCATAATATTTGGATTCCATGCTGCATTTTGTGAAACTGGATAGTACCAAAATTCTATAGTAAAGTCACCCGAACCCATAGCATAATTTAAGTTTGGAGGTGAATATAGATAATCACCAGAACCATCAAAATAGATGCTAGCGTTGTTATACTTTTTAACCGCAGTGCTTATTTGTACACCACCTAAAGTCTCTATCACATTACTACCGTGTTGGTCAATGATACCTGCATTGGTGAAGTTCAACAATAGACTTGTATTTGCTATTGCTGTTAGTGGTGCAGCTGGTGGGATGAATCCTGTTGTATATAATGCAGTACCATTAATTATACGATGGTTGGAAATATAACCTATAAATCCACCTCTATTATTAGTACCACCTGATACAGATGCGTACATACCAATAACCCATCTCGCAGCCGTGAATGATGTACTATCCGTAAAACTAGCGCCTTGAACACCATTTACAAAAATCTTTATAGTAGAACCACTACGTGAATAAGCAATATGATTCCACACACCAACATTAGCTGGAATAGTTGAAACGGTTGATGTATTTGTTCCTGCATTATAGAAACTAGGATATGATCCAGTACTATTCACGGAAAGCGTAAGTCGATTATTTTCTGTAGCGTTTGATTGGTCTCTTGTGTCCACCAAACAACTGGCGCCAACTGCATCTCCGCCAGTCCAACTTGTATTAGTACCATATATCCACATTTCAACTGTGAAATCACCAGTCATATTTACCGATGCACCCGAACCTGCATTAATATAGTCGCCTGTACCATCAAAGTATGCACTACCACCATGTAAACTTGGAGTATAACTTGCTAAACTCTGTGCGGTGTATCCGAATGGATTATCTATAAAAATATTCTGTGTTCCTGACACACCTAAACTTCTTGCAGAAGATGAGTTGTCTATTAGTGTAGGATTTTGAAACGTTAATACTTTTGTATTTGTTATATTAGTTAATGGTGTGCTTGGTGGAGTAAAATTGCTTGTATATACTGCTGTACCATTAACAATTCTAAAGTTTGATAGTTTACCACTAAGATATCTACCCGCACTTTGATTACCATAACCAATATCATATGTTAGATTTTGGTTAGAATAGTCTGTACTATTTGCTACTGTGCCTACACTCGTACCATCAAAATATATTGTGATTGTTCCTGAATTGCGTACCACAGCAACATGGTGCCAAGCGTTATTCAATATAGAAGAAGCACTGACAGTAAGTATACCTGCTTGACCATATTGATATTGAAGAATTAAATTACCACTAGCGATAATAAGTGCTAAACCAACACCAGTTTCAGGTGCAATCATTTCCCAACTTGTATCATCTGTTTTTGTCCAAAATTCAACTGTATAGTTTCCTGATCCAAACAGACTATCAGCTGAAGTACTTGGCACAGTTACATAACTAGAACCATTTAGATATGTACTGTAACTTATTGGTACTGCTTCAGGCACACTACCGAATGGATCCAAGGCTTGAACTGAAACATCACCTGCTCTAGTGATTGCAAAACTATTAGGTGAGTTATCAATGAATCTATTTGATTGGCATATTAATAAACTTGTATTTGCAATTGCTGTTAGAGGAGTTGTACTTGGTGTGAACGTAGTAGTATAAAGTCCTGTGCCTTTAAGAATCCTTAAATTGCTACAGTACCCAGCTTGGGAACTAGTACCACCGGCATCATCTGTAAATACTCTGACTTTGGTGCTAGTATAATTATTTCCATCAGTATATGATGATCCAACCTGTGAACCATTAACAAATAAACGAGTAGTACCTGAATTTCTAGAAAGTGCAATATGATACCAAACATTAGTTGATAGGGTTGAGCCAACTATTTTCGCTCCGCCGTCTGTGTAATATGTTAGTACATCACTGTTCATATATAGCGTAGGCCTAACTGAAGGATGAGTGCCTCCTCGTTGGTCAATCAAGTTGGGAGTACCACCTATCGCAGTTAAGTACGCCCAAAATTCTATTGTAAAATCGCCGGTGCCGTATGTGAATGCTGAACTAGTAGCACTGTCAAGATAATCACCAGTACCATCAAAGTAATTACTCCAACCAGTAACACTATAAGGACTAAATGTGCCTTGGCTTGTATTACCTACTCTTGTGATAGTGAAATTATTGTTACTTGAGTCTATGAATATATTATTGTTTGAACCATTGTTTGCCGAAGTGCCTTCACCATTCAATAACAATGTTGTATTCTTAAAAAATGCGTCACTAGAAACACTAACCACCCATGTAAATGTTCTTGTTGCTGTTCTATTTGTATTTGCAGCTGTGGCTGTTATGACACTTATTGTGTTACCAAGAACAGTTGGAGTTCCTGTTACATTAGAACCACTTATAGTTACTCCAGTTGGTAATGCATTTGCGGTATATGCAATAGATTGTCCGGCCACACTAGTTGCACTTAGTGTAACATTCGACATTGCTGTGTCCTGAAACAATGCAGTAACTGTTCCATCAGCAGGTGAACTCCATGTAACAACATCTGGATTGATTGTTATACTAAATGTACGGTCTGTATCCTGATTCTGTGCGTCAGTTGCACGAATTGTGAATGTGTATGTTGTTGAACTTGCAGTTGCTTGTGTTGTACCTGATAACAAACCTGTTGAAGTATTCAAAGAACTTCCAGGTGGCAACGTACCAGAATAAACACTGTATGTTATTGCTGCATCTCCTGTGGCTGTTAATTGTGTACTTAACGCATCAGTTTCATATACTGTCGCTAAACTTCCAGCAGTGTTACTCCATGCTGGTGTACCACTATAACTAATACCAGGAATAGATATGGCAGTGCCACCATCCGTATTGACAACATACAATGGATATGTACCGCCACTATTTGATGGTGCTGTAAAT